GAAGCCTATGACATAGCCGTCTCAGAAGCAGAACTAGCCACAGAAGCTATCCTGAGCATTCAGGACGAGAGATGCAGACGGTGGCGAGTGTTACATGTTATGGAGAGTGAACCAGATTGGCAACTATGACCCTTAATAGGCCAGTATGTAAGGATTCCTGACCTACTTCCGACCGTACTTAGTGGGTATCTTCTTGCCATACTTGGACAACTTATATTTAGCAATATCTTCAAAAAACAGTTCAAAATCTATCATATGTGTGGGCGAACCCAAGCACTATTATACAGCACTACAGAAATGGTATTGACATAACAATGTGCATGGTGTATACTGTTTTCAGTGGACAGGGCAAAAGCACCACACGAAATTTAACAACTTAGACAATAAAGGCAAGGGGCGAAAGACAGCGACCATCGGTCATGTTTGAACCAATAACAGCTATACTCGATTAGCCCCAAGCCTATCTGTAACACTTATTAGGATTGATTTGTAACACTTACTGTAGTAATATACTAGTATGGATACATTACCTATTGAGTACAATGACTGTTGGCTGTGGCGCGGTAGTTTAACTAGCAGTGGCTACGGCATCACAACTAGAGAAGGTATAACACAAGTAGCACATAGATATGTGTATAGGTTGCTTGTGAGCGAGATACCAAACGGGCTTGAGCTTGACCATCTATGCAAAAACATACTGTGCGTTAACCCTGAGCATCTTGAGCCAGTTACTAGGCAAGAGAATATGCGCAGAAGATACGCAAGCAACCTTTGTAAGAACGGACACAAACTAGAGGGCGATAACCTAAGAGTTGGCAAGGACTCAAGGCGATGCAAACAATGCAACAATGAGTACAAGCGCAAATATATGCAAATGTACCGCTGCAAATAAGTTCTGGCAAGTGTTACAGAGAAATGTGCGCCGACACCTGTTCGTTAAAATCCTATGTAAGCCGCTCTCCAGAAGTAGCGTGTTAGTAATACGGATGGGCGTGGGCGCAAATAGTAGAGCACATGGTGCTAGTGGAAAGTGGCGGAAAAGGTAAACGCTAAGTTCCGAAAAGGTAAGGAAAACAGAACTTGAAGCTGTATCCATGTATAGTGCAAATCTATACCTTTCCACTAGCACCATGTGCTCTATATAAAAAAACAAGCCAATAAATTGCGGCAAAGAAAGGTGGTTAAATGAACTCATTGGCAGGTGTACAGCTCAGATATGAGCCGGTAAAGAAACATAAGTATAAAATAAGCAAGGAGAATAAGATGGGCAACAAAACAGAAGTACCAACAGCAGAGACACGCAAAGTATACGAGAAAACACGGGGCGAGCATTTTAAGGACATCATAATTGCGGTGCTTTTAACCTCAATCGTGGCGTTCATTGTTGGCGCACAGTACCAGAGCCGACACACCGCAGATATTACGCGGGCAGTCGCAGCAGTCGAGCAGCCAGCAAAAAAATAACAGCGGTGGCACAAGTCGCAGACACACCGCAGAAGCCAGCAGCGACACCGCATCGAGACTATGAGGGCGAAGCCAAGGCATATATTTACTTTAAGGAGTCAAGCAATAATCCGGCAGCCGTCAATTCGATTGGCTGCTATGGACTGGGGCAAGACTGCAACGACGTGCTCCGGCATGAGTGCCCGAATTGGCGCACAGACACCGAATGCCAGGACACCTTCTGGGATAAGTACGCTGCAAGGCGCTATGGTTCGTGGGTCAATGCGATGGCATTTTGGCAAGTAAATAAATGGTGGTAAGAAAGGAATGTATGACATTTGAACAGCAGCAAGAAGTCACAAGAATACTTGAGGCTTACAGGGCGAACCCTAGCAACAGCAACAAGTACAGGTTTGAGTTGTTTGCGTATATAGACGAATTACTTGTAGCTGTTGGGGAGAGCCTACTATGACAGTAACTAGAATATGGCTTGTGGCGCTCCTGGTGGCCGTAGGAGGCGTGTTTTATATAAATACGTCAATGCGTGCCATTGAGTTGGGAAGCCCTGTTTTAGAGCCTGTTGGATCGTTGCGCGTAGATAATGTGCGCATTGTTGGAGTCGATAGCTACCAAGGTTGCGAGGATAACACCGGCTATAACCTACAACCAGCACAAGTCGGAAGCCTAGACTACAGACCATACACGATATTAAGTCGATGAAAAAGAGTAAACAATGGATGAAATAAATATAATCAATGACCCAGCAGATGAGTTCAGTTATGTGTGTCCGAAGCATGGGAGAGTTGACGATAACCACGATATAGAGTATTGTTTGTCACTGTGAGGTTTGCAAGGTAAGTGTTTTAGAAAAAGCCCCGCGTCATTACGACCGGGGCTTTTTTAGTATCTAATGCTATGCCAACCCATAGCTTTGTAAAACAATTATGCGGAGTATGTGTATTTGTAGATGCGCCAGAAACATAAGAGGATGTACTACTACTCTGATTGGCGAGTAATCATTATCATAATAACATGCACGTCAAATAACCCTCTAATTTTTGCTGTGGAAGCTCAAGGGAACCGTACATTTGCACTCTACCTGCATGAGATGGAGTGTTTTCTTTAGTTTGTGCCGGAGAATAAACGGTGAAGTCTAAGCGTAGTGGCAACATACTTTTATTTGTAAATGTGCTTGTCTTTGGTTCAGGTTGACAAGTACCTGTAGCATTATACATGCAGTGCAGAGGGCGTATAACTGCCATACGTCTAGCATTGTCCGTATTTAGGGCTGGAGTTCTAATTCAGCTTATAGTGGTACTTGTGGGCAGTTTCATCCCTTAGCGTCCACTCGTCAATACGGTGACTATCCCTACTAACTTGTTAAACTCTTGACGTAAAAGTGTTGGTCGTGTTACTATGTGAGTAACTACGAAGCAACGTCTGACCCACGAAACGGGTCTTTTTCTTTTACTGGCTATTTGCAACAACTACGAAGCAAATAGTTAGTCCTATAGTAGCACAGAAACATTTGATTGCAAGCATGGTATACTAAAAAAGCCTAATGCCTCCTAGCACTAAGGTAGCCGCTCCCCACCGGGCGGCTTTTTATGTACATTGCTATTGCATACATACAAACAGTGTGCTAGAATTACTAGGTAACTAAGGAGGCACTATGAGCATAAAAATAGTAGATATAAATAAAGCATATGGCTGGCAGTGGTCTTTGAACTGTCGCCATGCGGAGCTAATATCTCTTATTGGCAGGAAGATTGAGGTCAAGTAATGGCAGAGAAGACACAGAGCGCTAAAGCGCTTCTAGAGCAACTGAAAAACCCATTTGACCCGAAGTTTGTTAAGTTCCGGGTCGGGGCTACAAACGAAGATAAAACGAAAGGGATTGCACTTGCCTACATTGATAGCCGAGAAGTAAAGAAACGGCTGGACGAAGTATGTGGTGTTGAGAACTGGCGCAATAGGCTTGTTCCGATAGTGGATGGGTTTATTAGCGAAATAGACATCCGTATTGGAAACGAGTGGTTGACTCGTTCAAACGCGGCTGGGTACACGAAGGTTGAAGCAATAAAAGGTGGCGCATCTGATTCGTTCAAGCGGGCTGCTGCTACTTGGGGCGTTGGCCACTACCTATACTATCTACCGAACACATGGGTAGCGATTAAACAGCAAGGTAAGTCATACGTGCTTACTGAGACTCCAGCACTCCCAAAGTGGGCGCTGCCGGGTGAAGTTGAAAACTGGGAAGACATTGCCGAGCTTGAAGCTGACGCAACATCTGGCGAGGATGACATGAACTTTACCGAGATTGTCGATAACCTCGATAAGATACGAAACTCTACAAGCCAAGAGGAACTTGACATGGTAGTAGAGGGTCTTTCTGCTAATGACCGAGTAACATATGTTAACCAAATTGCTATGAAACGGAAGGAGTTAGACCATGAGTCGAGGATTAACTCCGATAATAGTTGACGAACCGCAGCGTTCAGAGGGCTGGTTCAAAGCCCGTAGAGGGCATCTAACTAGCTCAGACGTTAAGTTCATTTTCCTGTATAGTGTCCGTTCTCTTACCAAGGCTAAGATGGCAGAGGCAGACGCATACTACGAAAGTGCTGAGTTTCACCATAGCGCCGAAGTGCTTTCTAAATTGCGCGAAGAATACCCAATGGAATATGCGCTCCAGGCTGGTATTGAACTGGTAGAAAGCGAGAAGCGTATAAATCTACGCCGACGCATTGTTGCAGAACGAATCTATAGAGTTTCAGTAGAAGAGGACAAGTATAAAACCCAGGCAATGCTGTGGGGAACAGTAGCAGAAGCCCCGGCACGCATGGAGTACGTCAAGCAAACTAGGAATATAGCCGAAGAATCAAAGATGGCGCTTCACCCAACACTAATGACCGGCTCATCCCGTGATAGCACCATTGTTGACAGGGAAACTGGCGAGATTGGCAATGGTGAGACTAAATGCCTTACGCCAGCAAGGCACATATATGACCTGATTCTTCCAGATGAAGTACCCGATGAGTTCACCGAGCAAATCCAACATCAAATGTGGATATACGATACAGATTGGTGCGACTTTACCGGTTGGGATGGAAGACTGCCGCTAGACGCAAAGCCAATACTAACTTTAATCAAACGAGTGCCAAGAGACGAATTCTATATAGACTATGTTCTTGAGCCAGCAGTTATTCGCTTTTTGGATGAGTGCGATAGGGATGAACGTCGCTTTTGGGCAATAATCCGGGAGAGGCAGAAGGCTATTGCATGACAGACCAGCTAGAACCGAAGAACTACCAACTGCGCACGAATCAGCAAAACAAAGCGATGCATGTGCTGTTCCAGCTACTAGCAAACAGATTGAATGAAGCCGGGCTTGACATGCGAAAAACACTCAAGCCATCAGTGGAAATACCCTGGTCTAGCAATTCAGTGAAAGAGTACCTATGGCGGCCTGTGATGAAAGCACAGCTCAATAAGCAATCTACCACTGAACTTACAACTGTCGAGATTGACGAGGTATTTGAAACATTGAACAGGCACTTTGGAGAAAAGTTTGGCCTGCATGTTCCGTTCCCGTCTATAGAGCAACTAATAAGAGAATACGAAGCAAGGAGAGGCAATGTTAGCAACAACTAAAATATCACAGACTACAAAAATACTACGCCTGCTTAAAGAGCAAGGCGAAGCAACAAACGTAGAGCTTAATCGTATCTGTTTCAGATACGGTGCCCGCATCTATGAATTACGCCGCGAAGGGCATGAAATACTAACTGTTCGTGAGAGTGGTGGTATATTTAGGTTTATATACAAGGGGAATAATACAAGGACAACCGCATGACACCATCACAAAAAAGACGCGCTACGCTGCTACAGAGGCTAGGTTCTGAGGAAGCAGTCAAACAATACTACCGAGATATGCAAACGAAATCTCGTTTGACCTATGTTGAAAATGGGGCAAAGGGCGGCTTTAGGGGCGTGACCCATAAGAAACTTCTTGAGATTGCGAGTGCTGGCGGGAAGAAAAGCAGACCACCAAAAAAGCGAGGCTAGCAAAATGGCAAGAAAAATAGTAATCACTGGCAGCGTACCACCAAAAAAGAATTCACGACAATTATTTGTGAGAAACGGCAGGCTTATAAACATACCGAGCAAGCGCTATGAGGAATGGGAAACAGCAGCCCTGTGGCAACTAAAAGGGCAAAAGCCCGTTGCAGAATACCCGATTGCTATGAATGTAATATTCACCGTCAAGGACAAACGCAGCAGAGACTTAGATAATATGCTTGCTTCTATAATGGACTGCCTACAAAAAGCCGGAATAATCATCAGTGATGATTGGCAGCACTGCTCCCCTATTACAATCGACTGCACCGGTGTTAGCAAAGAACCGAAATGCGAAATATACATAGATGAACCATAAGCCTTGCCCCGTCTGTGGATCTATTTGGCATTCAAGAATGTACCACAACCCGCGTAAGCCACTACCAAGAGCAACAAAATCTATCCGCCACGAAGCAGTGAAAACTCACGACAAACGTAAGTCTACTGAGAGGGCATGGTTTGAGGCTAACCCGCCAGACTCGCAAGGCTATTGGTACTGCTACATATCTAAGCACCCGCTATGTCAAAAGATGCTTACTCGTGAAACAATTACTCTTGAACATAATTTGAGCAAAGCTAGGCGGCCAGACCTAATATATGACATTACAAATCTGTTCCCGGCGTGTAGCTATGATAATAAAGCAAAGGGCAGCTTGAGCGCCGAAGAGTACATGCAAAACCGTTGACAGTATACAAACAGTGTGCTAGTATTAAAGCATAACCAAAGGAGGCATAAGTGTCACAAACAAAAGAAGGTGTAGAAGTTCTCAAGGCAACAATGATTGAGAAGTATGGCTCATATGAGGCGTACTGTGCTTTTATGCGGAGTATTGGTGCAAAAGGCGGCAAGCTCGGAAAGAACGGTGGTTTTGCTGCCGGTGAAGCTGGCCGTGATCGCGCTCGTAAGTATGGTGCTATCGGTGGGCGCATAAGCAGGCGAAGGAGTAAATAACATGGCATTCGGAGATGAAAACTGGCAACAATGGTTCGACTACGAGCTAGAGAAACGGTTAAATCCTAATGAAATGTAAATCAGGTAACTTCCATTGCCCAAACCCAGCCAAGAAAGATGGTTACTGCTTACCCCACTGGTACGCAAATAACCAGAGACTTGTGACCGTGTACGAACTAAATAACCTAAAGGAGCAACTATGAAAATCAAGCTAAATGGCAACGAGCTAGAACTCACCGACGAACAAGCAAAAGAAATAGCCGAAAAGTATGGCTCTAAAAAAGAGACAAAAGTAGTAGGTGTTGCAATCAAGTCTAGGTTTATTGAAGGTACTATAATATTCCAGTCAACCAAGACAACCCTAAAAGAAGCGGTACTTGAAGCTGTAGACAGTTGCGCGAACCTCAGTGGCGCGAATCTCAATGGCGCAGACCTCAGTTACGCGAACCTCAGTGGCGCGAATCTCAATGGCGCAGACCTCAGTTACGCGAACCTCCGTGACGCGAACCTCCGTGCCGCGAACCTCAGTGACGCGAACCTCAGTGGCGCGAATCTCCGTGCCGCGAACCTCAGTGACGCGAACCTCAGTGGCGCGAATCTCCGTGCCGCGAACCTCCGTGGCGCAGAATTGGACAGCGCTAAGTTCTACGGCAGGGGTGGCACAAAAACTTTGAAGCAAAGCCAACTGCCTGATTTTCTCGCAGCACTAGGGTTCGTGATAGAAGATTAACAATCTGGGTGCGGTTTAGCCTACAGAACCGTAAATCGTTGGCGATTGGCAATCCAACAGCCCAGTACATTAGGGGATAACGTTGCTCTGTAGATGGCTGAAATAATGCCACTGTTAGCGCAATGCGGAGCAACGCCCCTAACAATGGAGAGTTAGCATGTGTGCGCGAGAGAGAACTAGCGAGGGGTGGTGTACAGCGTTCTGCACATCCTAGATGGCTAGGAAGGTTACGGTTCAACTCCGTACCCCTCGACCAACAAGGCGTCATTACAAGTCACGCCTACAACTTGCGCACACTTTCTAGCCCCCCACAACCAAACTAACTAAGTAAAGGAGAGTATATGAGACTACTACATAAACTACGTTGCACATTTGATGAACCCTACCGCATCCGCACAGGCTTTGGGCTCTCACCTATCCGCAACAACCGAGAACTCAAAGCCCTCGTACGCTTTTGTGAGGCTCAACTAACCGAAGAACACATGAAATATAACCCAGAGCTTGAAGAAGTGTTAGGCGAAACCGTGAGGCTCTACCGAGCAGATAGTTGTGACCTGCACGGTTACATTAACAACCATGTGGAATGGTACTGGAGTTAATCATGACTAAAGCAAAAGACGAGCTAACCACTCAATCAGACAATACACTAGATGACCTAGTACTAGCTCTTTACTATACTGGTTTCGTAGATGGTCAAAACTATTCCGAGGACGGGAAAATAGACGAAGCATATATAGACAAGACTAAAGCAGCTCTCACCAAATGGCGTGATGATGCTATCGCCGCACAAAACTTAGCTCTACTTGATAGGCTAGAGAAACAACTCCCCGAGAAAAATGGAGCTGCGAAAATATCACTCGCTTGGATGTATGAGACCATTCAATCAGAACGAGCCTTAATAGAAAAGAGGATGATGTGAGCAAACTGAAAATAGGTGACCATTTGTTTAGATACACGGGTGTTTCAATTATGGAATACGAAGTGTACGGAGTGGTGAAAAGAGATGTCGGAACACTGTATGAGATACGGAGCCTAAGTTGTCGTGACCATGAAGCATGTCAGGTACTTATAGCCGAAAGCAAGGAACGAGATGGATTTAAGTTTATTGACATGATTAGCCAAGAAGAACAGGGATACTGGCATGATGATAGTGACCCGTACCAACGATTTCAGCTTACAAAAAATGCAGCCGTCAAGCGTCGTATGGAGTGGACTATCAGCGTATGCGAAGAACAAAACCTAAAGAGCCAAGCCTCTATAGAAGCTAATACGAAAAAGATTAAGGAGATAGAAAGCTCTATCGAGGCGTTAGAAGAAACACTATGACCCCTCACAAACCACTAATAAGAAAGGATAAGTAGCAATGAGCAAAGACCCTACAGCAATTCCGATTGACTTTGACCCCACTAAACAACGTATGGTTGGTCGTACATACCACGGTGGCGTCAATTTTGATGTGCCGTTTATGACAAAGATTGCTGACAACTTATGGCAGGGCGGCTGTACTGATGGGCTGATATTGCCATCACACATCAATTTCATCGTGTCACTGTACCCATGGGAACGCTACACAATCAACCACAAAGTGCGTGGCGAACTGTATATTCGCATGTACGACGACCCGAACCAAGCAACCGACCAAATTGAAGATATTGCCGCACAGGTCAACAAGTGGCGTCAAAAAGGGCAAGTGCTTGTTCATTGCCAAGCTGGTTTGAATCGTTCAGGTCTTGTTGTTGGCAAAGCACTGATGCTTGAGGGTAGAACAGCAAGTGAAGCAATCAACATGATACGAAAAGAAAGGTCACCAGCGTGCTTGTGCAACGCAGCGTTTGAAAAACATCTCAGGAGTATAGAGTGAATAACCCCCTAGAAACCCTATCAGGTCACGAACCGCACACAAGCTACGAGGAACATGCCAGACGAATTAGGGAGCGACTTGTGACAGAGCGATTAGCAAGAATAGTAATTAAAGGAGAAACAGATGTCAATAATAAATAAATTACGCAAGTTGTTTCATGTACACAAATACACCTGGACAAAGGAGACTAGAGATTGGTTTTTCACAGGTGAGAAAAAGGGTCATATCGGTAGTAAATGCGTCAAGTGTGGTGAATTAAGCGATAAATTATAAGCCGCACAACAAGTAGGTAAAGTAATTATTAAGGAGGTTACCCATGACTAAAACAGCATCAAAAGAACTCTGTGCCGAGCTATATAAGCTTACGGGGTGGTGGGATATTGATTTTATGTACGAGCCAGAGGGTCATGTACAACTCCGCAAACCATCTAATCAGACAGAGCTACAATCGTATGTCAATCTTGGACGCACCCCTGCCTATTCCTGTGGGTATCTGCTAAGAAAACTGCCAGCACACATATCAATCGAGCTACAAAAGCGTGTCGAGTATGACGGTGGGTGGTCGTGGAACCTAGTCGCTCAATCACCAGACGGTTTTTACTGGGTCGAAGATGGCTTTTTAGAGGATTTGACCGCACAACTCTGCATCGAGCTAGTTAAACAAGGCATATTGCAAAGGGGAACACAGGAATGAGCAAGACAATTTTATGTATAGGTGGACGCTGTAGCGTTTACGGTAGTAATTGGAAGAAGCATTTTTACAATGGGGGCGAGACATGCCTAAGATGCGGTATGGATAGAAAAGAACAGTTTAATGAGGATAAGGCTATGCACTTGGTGACTGGTGCTTATATCCCCAACGAGCTTGACGCTCTTAAGAAGCAGAAGGAGAGGAAATGAGAGTAAGAAAGTTTAGCGATAGCGAATATGGGTACACCATCAGGACTGTGTGGGCTGGAGGACACAAGTTCAAATCAGTCGTTATCTGGAAGTGTGACGAATGGCATTGGATTGAGATTGTAAATACCTCAAAATTACCGTTGAACGTACTACAACAAGCTCGAAAGATAGAAACAAATTGCGCCACACAACCTACTAATAGGAGGAACAAGATATGAGCAAGTACAGAGTTGGCGAGCAAGTACACTTTATATATTCAGCGGGGGGCATAATCTCAGGGAAGATTTTACGAGTAAAAGTGCGCCGTATGCTACAAACAAAATATCTAGTAGGGTTCGGCGTAGGGGCTATGGGCGTGAGAACGTCTATCAGCAGTGAATGGGTGAAAGAGAGTTTTATTTTTCCTGGACACATGTCTATGGCTCCGGAGGAAAACCCCCATGAATAGCACACCCCCTATCTCAGCCTGTTGCCAACAACCGATGCGAGTCGTTTCTGGAGGTGAGGGAACAAGTCACTATGTTTGTCTGTACTGTAGCAAACCTGCTGACCCATACACACACCCTACTACACCAGACACGAACCTAGACGCAAGACGCTGTAAGAACTGTGGTGAGCCAAAATACTACACAACTCCTGGGCTGTGCAAAATATCTGAAAAGACTGGAATGAGAATGAGACATAACTTTCCGAAGGCTACCCCGCCCACACCCAATAGTGATACCACCCCTATCACAGAGGCTGAGATAATTGATGCAGTGCTTCTGTGGGCTAACTTTCGTAAACCAGGTCAATACAAAAAGATGCAGGCGCTCATCCATAAACGAGAAGTATTAGCTAGGGAAGACGAGCACACCTATATCAAATGGCAGCCGAATGAGAACATGTTTATCGAGAAACAAGCTGACCGCATAGCCGAGCTTACTAAGTCTATAGAGGAGGAGAAATAATGGCTAAGTTACTAGGGCATTTGCAAAAGATGATACTAGCTATGAATATCGGAGAGATAAAACAGCTCAATGCTGCATCTGACGGGTTCAGTATTAAGAGTTCGGCAATAAGGGCTGGGTGCAAGGTTATTGTTACCGAGACACGTACTGGGTGGCAGGTTGAACGTATTAAGTAGAAAATAAGTATTTGTATACAATAAATAAGTTTCGTGATATAAAAAGGATATAATGGTGGAGCTAAAATACTCAGTCTATAAAAGCAAAAACATAACGTTTATAGTTTCACCAAAAAGAATATTCATACAGACATCTCTTGCTGAATATTATCTCGATCCAGAGGAATGGTATAACACTAGCGACATACCATTTATAATTTATCTTATCGAAAAAGGTAAAATCCATGACATGAAAACGCTCAGAGAAAAAATAGCCGGCAGGTTTTATCTACAAGCAACGCGGCGAAGGCATGAGTTATTAGAAATATGACTGACATACTCATCACAGCACTCGCAACCTATGGCATAAGCAGCATTGTGGCGCACTACGATGGCCTAGGACAGGTTTTTATGAAGCTAAGGCAAAAGTACCCTACTTCTGCATTCACCTGTACTATATGCCTCGCTACGTGGGTAGCGATACCAATTGCAACACATCTTTCAATTGGAGTTGTTGGCTACCTTGCAGCCCTTGGCCTTATACTCATTGTAGAAAGAAACAAATGATTTTGTATATTTCATGTTTATGCGGCTATAACAAATTGCTTGCAAGCAAATATAAGGTAGACGGTTTTGAAATAAGAGCCACGAATCTTTCTAACGAGTGGCGTGATGAGGTAAAAGCGTATAGCCTAAAGCTCCCTTTCAAAGTGGTAGACGGAGTAGCAAGTGAAGCCTGATGTTGTTTATCCATACTCAAAAAATAGCTCACATGAGTTAGAGTGGAGTATTAAAAGCCTGAAAAACTTCGAACATTCAACAGTTTATATCATAGGCGATAAGCCAGAGTACAAAACAGAGGCAGTTGTTATACAACCTGAGATGTTACGCTGGGGAGGACTATCTCGGTATAACAACGTAATCAATAAATTACTACAAGCTTCAAAGATGAATATATCGGATGACTTTCTATTTATGAACGATGACATATTTTTGCTTGAGCAATATTTTGGTGAAACATATGACAGGGGTAGTTTGCTAGAGCATATCAATTCAAGGCGGCATGACGAATACACTGTCGGGCTGCGTAACACATATACTTGGCTCATTAGAAATGGTTATTCTACAAAAGACTATGAGACACACACACCAATACTATTCAACCGCAAAAAATTAGATGACTTAATACTTCGTATAATCCCGAATATTATGAACAATCACACCCTATTTATCAGAAGTCTCTATGGAAATGTGTATGATGTTCCGAGCGATACCATAGCTGATACAAAAAATCCAAAGAATTATACAGAGTACAAAATACTTAGCACTGATGAGGCTACATTTTCAGGCGAACTCGGCTTATTTATAAAGGAAACATTACGGAAGGAAGAAGTATGAATACAAAACTAGCGGTAGCAGTACCTTCAAGGGGAAGACCACATAACCTTAAAAGACTAGCCAAAGCATTACGGGGAACATGTACTGGTGACTACGAGCTATTGGTAAGAATAGACGCAGATGATATTACAGCAAGCGAATATCTAAAGATTAAAAATGCAGATTTCACTCTTGGCGAGCGTATATTCTTTACACTATCACTAGACGAGCTTGCACAAATTGCACTTGAGAGAGGTTTTACGCACTTAGCCATACTTGGGGATGATGTGCTGCCTGAAACAGTCGGCTGGGATGAGAAGATGATACAAGCACTAGATAATAAACTCGGAGTAGTCTACGGGAGTGATGGCCTTGAGCATTTACATGGCAAAGATTTACCGACTCATGTTGTGGTACCCATTGAGATGTATAAAAGGCTTGGATGGATTGGCTTGCCAGGTAGCCGTCATTTATTCTGCGATAATGCCTGGAGAGAGCTAGGAAAGTTGACGCAATTTATTTACTTGAAAGACGTTAAACTTACTCATTTGCACCGCTGGAATAAAAAGGCACCCAATGACAAAACATACGAAGAAGCTAATGACAAAGTAAAGCGTGAGCTGGACAAAAAGGCTTTTGAAGATTGGCGTGATGGTGAAGGGCTACAACAGGCAAAAAAGGCACTACGATGAAAACAGTTGTCGCATTATCTCATGGGTACCCACCAGAATGGAATATGGGCGGTGAGGTGTCATTACATAGAATGCTACAAATGGTAAATGGTGAAAAACATGTCCTGACAAAGACGGATACTCCATATATATTTGAGAGTGTAAATGTTCACAAAATAGATGCCGTCAATGTGCTAGATATACGAACTAGCCCAAGACCAATAGCAAATCAGCTAAACGAGCTAAAAGCAGATATAGTTATAGGGCAAAATGAGTTATCACTTGCTGCGGTTAATGCTGCAAAAATGATAGACGCAGTTTCAATTGTAAGTGTACATACACCGCCAAGATACGGCCGCAACCTTGCTCAAGCACTAAGCGAAGCTGATTATGCAGTCTATAACACTAGAACGTCAGCTATTGAATGGGGAGAGCCTGAAGCAATAGTACTTCACCCACCAATAAGCCAACTACCAGAAAAAACGTATACAAAAGGTGATGCTTACACACTTCTATCCTCACTTAAAAATAAAGGCGTTGAAACAGTCATTGAACTAGCAAAAAGATATAAAGACAAACGCTTCATAATAGTACGCTCACCAGCTGAACCTACTCACGGCCTTGCTAACTTAGAAGAAATAGTCAAAGATATACCAAACATTGAGTTGCACCCTAGGGTTGCCCCGGAAGAAGTAGAAAAGTATTTCAAGCAGACAAGAATACTCCTAGCACCGTCACGCTATGAAACATACGGTATGTCAGCTATAGAAGCTGCCGGATATGGAATACCAACTGTGCATGTAGATACGCCACATGTTAGGGAAGGCATAGGAGATGGTGCAATACTTGTTCCTGGTCTTGACGTGGACGCTACAGCTTATGGAATAGACACAATTGAAAGTAACTACGACCTGTATAGCTTAAATGCTAGAAAACGTGCTGAATGGTTAGATGCCAGACAGCAGATAGAAAGTTTGCAGTTCGCAGAGTTTATTGAAAATGTAGAAGCATTAGAACCAATGCAGTTACTCAAGCGTCGCAGAAATATGGCAATAAATACTAGAAGAATGTACTAAGGCAAGAATTAAGTATATAATAAATATTATGGCACATCTAGGCGGCAGACCACTCAAATTCAAAACCGTAGAGGAACTTCAAGAAAAAATTGATGCTTATTTTGCTGCTTGTGACCCACATACAGAAGATGTTACAGAGTGGGTGAATGCAAGAGATACTTCAGGGCAACTCAAGAAAGACGAGAACGGCCTTAATTACTTAGTCGAAGTAAGCCATAAGATAATGACCGAGCAAATACCATACACCGTTACAGGGCTTGCACTTGCTTTAGATACATCAAGAGAAACGCTTATAAACTATGAAGATAGAGTAGAGTATTTTGACACTATAAAAGTTGCCAAGGAAAGAATACAGAATTATTTGGAGCTTAATCTTAATAGCCCAAGCCCAACCGGTACTATATTCAACCTGAAGAACAACTACGGTTGGAAAGATAAAACAGAGTCAGAGATTACTAACCCTGATGGATCATTGAACCCTATGAATGCTCTAACTGCAGACGAGTTACGCAAACTTGCTAACAAATAGTTGTTTGGTGATATAAATATATAACCTTAGTGCCAAGAAAAACGCCATTATATAAATCGATACAGTAATCTAATATCACAAAAGGTATAAATGTCTGAGATACCAGAATACATTAAGCAAGAGGCACGCAAAGAATTAGCCCGCAGATATTTCTGGGATTTTGAGCAGGCACTATACCCTGACATCTTTACAGACGATAAAAAGCTACTTAAGAACGTAGCTGATACATTACAGCATTTCTATGAAGACTCACCAAAACACTATCTGGTAATATCATTACCTCCTGGTCACTTTAAATCATTTACAGGAAAGAACTTTGTAGAATGGGTACTCGGCAAAGACAAACACAAGCGCATCATCTCTGCAAGCAATGCTGGTGATCTAGCAAGTACATTCTCATCACAAATACGTGATACTATCCTTGGGCTTAATGTTGGCAAGAACGGCATACCATACCCACAGATATTCCCAGACACACAGGTCAAATACGGCTTTGCGACTAAAAGCAAATGGGAATTAGAAGGAAGTGCTGAACCATCGTATCGAGCTACATCACCTACATCTGCCATCACTGGAGCACGTGCTGATGTGTTTGTAGTCGATGACATCATAAAGAACGCCCTTGACGCTCTAAATGCCTTAAATCTAGCTGCTTATTGGGATTGGTATAGGAACACATTATTTAGCCGCGCCGATGGTGATAACTACAAGTTTATATTCATTATGCAGCGCTGGGCTAAGGGAGACCTATCTGGCCGTATTATAGATTTTTATGGTGACGATGTTGAAGTGGTTGACTTCCCGGTAGAGAATGAAGCTGGTGAGATACTTGAACCGGCAATTATGTCACGCGAAAAGCTTGAAGAGGTCAGGAAAACTTTAGCGCCTGAGATATTTTCTGCTAACTATTACCAGAAGCCGATGGACGTAGAGGGTAGATTGTACAAGCAGTTTGAAGAGTGGACAGAACTGCCGCCTTGTATCGTTAAAAAGAACAATACAGATGTCGCTGACGAGGGCAAAGACTTCCTATCATCTTGGGATTGGTTTGAGCATGATGGTAAAGTCTACGTTACTGACATATACCATTCAAACGAGAAAGCCGAGATTACTGAGCCAGCGGTTGCAAGGATGCTCCACGCTGATGGGGTCAACACCGCAGAGTTTGAATCAAACAATGGTGGTAAAGGGTACGCGCGTAACATCGAAAGAGAGTTGACAAAGCTTGGTAACAAGAAATGCGTAGTGCTCTGGACACCGCAGACCGCAAACAAAGAGGCTCGTATACTTGCTTCGAGCGCATGGGTGCAACGGAACGTCTTTATGCCGCCGAATTGGATGACGAAGTACCCACAAGCAGCCGAGCAAATCCTTACATACGTTGCCGGTGGCAAGAATGCCCACGATGACGCACCTGATGTACTTGCAACCATCTATGAAAGAGTCGCTAATACTAAGCCGCTAGAATACGGTTCGGTAAGGTGATTTGCTATAATAAGAGGTAAAGGACTATACGAATGATTAAAAACCTGCTGACCTCAATAAAATCAAACATTTCGGAGCTATATACAGGGCTACTTTTGGCTGTATTTATTCCTGCTGTGGTTGGGTTTATGACGGAACTATTATGGGGGCTTCTTTTATCGTTTGTTATCCAAGCAATAATCGGTATCTTCTACATAAGGAATGGTAAATAATGGGAATACTCAAACAAGTTCTCGGTGCACAAATGCATGTGCACAATACAAATGAATATGCGCCGTCATTCGGTATGCGCTCCATGTTCGACCACTTCAAGTCAGAACAGTATGCCTCAGCTTACCCTAACATCCGTGCTATATCTGCCGAGTATATGCAGGTCAAGCCATTTGCAATCAATGTGAATGGTGAGCCAGCCCAGAATAACAACATTATCAATGCCCTGTATCACCCAAACCAGTCTGACAGTTCGGTCGCATTCGCCGAAAAAGTTGCTGTTTCTACTCTGTATCACCGCAAAACGTATTTGCTTGTATGGCGGCGCGAAGGCAATGAGACAAAGCCAGGCGGCGAGTTTGGTGTTAAAGGCCGCAATATTGCCGGTTTTACTTTCTTAGAATATCCTGGAGTCACAAGACGAGATGGGCGTACATTTTATAGTATCGGCGCCCAAGAGTTTAGTGATAAAGAGGTTATTGTGCTTCCAGGGGGAGTTGACCCTACGAACCTATATGGTGGTTACTCCCCCAGCGAAGCATCACGACGTTGGGCAAAGCTTGACGACTATATTGCTGACTTCCAATCAGGCTTCTTTGAAAATGGTGCTGTGCCTGCCGGAGTTATCAATGTAGTTGCTGCAACCACGCAAGAGTACAACGATATAGTCGATACAATTCTTGCTCGTCATCAAGGTGCTGGACAGCATGGTAAGGTAACATTCTCACATACTCCACTCGACCAAACAGGAAAACCTGCTCAAGCTCAGATTACTTGGACACCATTCGGCCAGAGCAACAAAGACATGGACTTCAAGACCATGTACGACCAGGTAGACAAGCGCCTGTCTTCTGCTTACGGTGTTGCAGATATTATTAAGGGCATTGATTCTAACGCAAAGTATGACAATGGCGGATTCTCAGAGAAGACCTTTGCCAAGCGTGCTGTATACCCACTACTGCTTCGTAACTATACCCAAATCAATCACGAGTTGAACCGTATTACCGGCGGTACTGGCATTGCTATAACATTCGACTATGAAATACCGTCACTTGCTGACGAAGAAAAGGTGACGGCTGAAACAAAGCAAATAGAGGGTGAAATTATCCTCAAATACACGAGCGAACCATATAACTGGTCGCTCGATAGTGTAGTTGATGCATTCCAGTTGTCTAATTCATACAAATTATTGAAGCAAGGAACAAAAGCAGCAGTAATTGAAAACGACAAGCCAGACGTCGACGAGGGTAAAGAAGTTGTTGAATCACCTGACCCTGAGAAAATTGACGGGCTTACCCCGGTGAATAAAATGGAGCTGCCAAAGGTTACTCCAAAAGCTGAAGCTACTGATGAAGACAAACTAGCTGCCGCTACAAAACAATTTATGCAAGCTCAAGTTGACCGCGTTGTGCAAGAATACCAAGACGAGCCTACCGATGTTGTAGAGCCATCGCCTAAAGATGACGAGCTGGAAGCATTTATCGTTGCAATGCTTGTTGTCATAGCCGGAATACTTTTATTGAAAGGCCAAGAAGAATATGCTGCTGGTGCTGAGTTGGCAGGAGTCGCACTCGATGACTTGCAAGGGTTCAACCTTACAGAAGAAGCCACAGACGCATATAGAGCATATCTAAAGCGTGTTGGCACTAGTTATGGTGAAGACACGGCTAACTCAATTCGTAAAGTGCTTGCTGACGCTAATGACCTTGGCTTGTCACGTGCTGACACCGAAAAAGCACTCAAAGAGATTATGAATACTGATGACTGGCGAGTACGTAGGCTAGCTCGAACAGAGCTTAATCGCTCACAAGCTACAGGTGCTATTGAAGGTATGAAAGAGTTGCAAGCTGAAACTGGGCTGACGATTAGTAAAATATGGCATGTAAACAATTCCTCAGCTTGCCCGTGGTGCGTTACAATGGACGGTACGAAGGTAGGGCTTGACCAGCCGTTTATTCCAATGGGAAGTTCAATAGTCGATGATGAAGGCAAAGTATTGGTAAATGACTGGCAAGATATTGATACGGCACAAGGACACCCTAATTGCACATGCTCAATTGTGTGGGAGGTAAACTAATGGCATACGATATTCAGGCACGTTGCAAGTTTTGTGACAGATATATTCCTGTACAAGTAGAAACTAGCTCAAGTATTCGTGTTCGCTGCGCAGATCGTAAATGTAAGCAGTGGAATGACATAAAAGTAACAATGATGTCAGATGCATACAAAGGTAGTGAGCACACACATACTGTTGCTGAACCAAATATGACGCTTGTTACTGAACTCAAGAAGCAAGCGCTCAAATTAGATGGCCGCACTAAAGAAGCAAAAAACCTCAATGCAAAGATAGCAGACATGGAAAAATACATTGCGTCACTTGAGGGCATAATCGATGGACAGGGATAAACTAGCCCAGCTTCGACAAAAGAAAGCTGAAAACAAGGCGAAACTTCACAAAGAGCTGCTAGATTCTAATGCTTCTATTAAAGATGCTGTTACGGCTCTACATGAAGTTATAAATGCCAAAGAACCTGTGAACCTCGACGGGCTTGCTGAGCAGATAAAAGAGCTAAGAGAGTCACAAACATACGGCGAGGATATAAAACGCCTAGAAGCTGCTCTCCGTGAGTCTAGCGACAAAGAAAAGCTTGACGAAGTTATCACAGCAGTCGGCAATATAAGCAACAAAGACGTAGTGATGGCAGTCAATGGCCTAATCGAGAAATTAGAAGCAAGAGTTGTCGACCAATCTCCAGAAGCCTACCAACCTGTGCGTAGAGTACGTAAAATAGGGCAACGACTTGTCTTTGATGATGACCCATTGCAAGTAAACGTTGCAAGTAGCGGCGGAGGTGGCGGTATTGCATCATTCAAAGATGCTTCTGGTAGGGTTACACAAGTTGTTTTGACTACTACTGGCAAAGTACCAGTTGAATTATCTGACGGCATCGAAGTTACAGCGGCTAGCCCTAGTGGTACAGTTGACACTGGCAATTCTACCAATACACCGCTCGGAATAAATGCTACATTCACTGGGGTATGGGTGGACACACTAGCGTATTCAGAGGTTATTGTGTCAGTTTCTCCACATGGTTCTCCAAGTGTGACTGATGGGTTACAGATACAATGGTCGTATGATGGTATAAATATTGCTGATGCAGATGTGTTCACTATAAGTGACGAGTCGAGTAAAACATTTACTTTCCATTGCCACGCAAAATATGTACGCATAGTTTATACGAATGATGGTGTTGCACAAACAACATTTAGTTTGCAAACATTACTAAAGGTATATGCTAGCAAAGGTAGCTCACACCGGCTAAAAGATAATCTCGTAGAAGAAGATGATGCTGTTGTCACAACGAGTTTGATTTCTGGGTACTCTGAGGCAACTGGTGGTGTTATTAGGAAGATAAAAGTTACCCCAAGCGGCGCATTGGTTATACCAGATGGGGCATCTACCGAAGCAAAGCAAGATGATATTATCACTGCCATTACAGCCCCTATTAGTGGCACAGTTGCAGTAAGTAATTTTCCTGCAACTCAGCCGGTTTCACTTGCTAGTGTACCAAGTCATGCAGTTACGAATACCGGAACATTCGCTGTGCAGTCAACTAATCAGGCAAATTCTGGCGTAGATATTGGCGATGTCACAGTAAATAATGCAGCCGGTGCTAGTGCAGTGAATATACAAGATGGTGGTAACTCTATCACTGTAGATGGTATGGTAGCAGTCAGCGCCCTCCCTACCGGCACAAATAACATCGGTGATGTGGACGTTGCAACCCTCCCGGTCGATACCTATTCAGCCGTAGCCATAGATGCCACAACCATGGGCGATAATACTATCGTCGCTATCACAAACGCCCCACGCCTGTATTACATCTGTCTATCTGCAAATGGCGCAAACTCTGCCGATGTGACAGCAATAGTCAAAATAGGTACTTCTGAGAAGTTCAAGGTATCACTAAAGGCAGGGGCTATGTTTGCAAGGAATATTGGTGCAGGCCGTCGGTATCTCACTGGTTCAGCAGGTAACGATATTATAGTAAATCTAAGCGCAGCACAGACCGTACATGTCAGTGCGGAATACGAGGACGCATAATGCGAGTAGCAATCGAACAACTAGTAACAACCCAAAGCACCCTGAATTACCTGAGTGAGAGTGCCTATGACTCTACCAAGTGGAACCTTGGCAAAGGGCTCATTTATAACGCAGGCGCTACTGCCATAGATAAATACATTGCCCCTGACTTTCAAGCTATCCGACCAATGGAAGAAAGTACCCCATTTGCAGTTGCGCAGATATTTGCCCACAATCTTAGTGCAACAACAACCTACGTATTCGGGGTTGAAGCGCTTACTACCGCTGTAGCTACTCGTCGTGTTCATCTATGGGAATTGAACCGCAAGACTGGCGCAAGGAGCTGGAGAGGCTTTATTACTATGACACTCGCCACTGCCACAGCCCATACCGTACGTGATTTTAAGATAGATGTAAAAAATGAGAGCACTGGTACAGTTCAGGTGGCTACAACAGCAGTAACGGGTTCTGGTACGGCATTTGCTACAAATAAAGTAGCTATCGGTGCTCGTATTGGCTTTGGCTCGACTGACCCAGCACAAATTACTACATGGTATCGTGTCTCTGCTCGTGCCTCAGATACAGGGCTAACACTTGCGACAAGCGCAGGAACCATAGCTGCAGGTACGGCGTATGTTATTCAAGAGTTCCGACCTATATACGTTGCGACAAACGCTACGACAACCAACGGTGGCATACACTATGGTAAGGGTATTAGTATTGAAGACTTTATTTCTACTGGTACAACTATTGCTCTTGCAGTTTCAACAGATGACCAAAAAGCAATGTATTGGCTAAAAGACGCAGCGACACAAACAAACATTGTTGCAGCAGGAGCAGCAGCCGAGTTTGACGTAGCAACCCCAACAAGCCTACCATTTTACATTCTCGACCTTGTTGTGGCCGGTAGTTACAAGGTATATAAATATAATATTCGTGCAGCCCTCACCGTAGCCACTGGAGCATCAGTCTCAGCGTTTACACTCGCAACAGGGAACCAAGTAGTGACTGGAACCGGTTCGCAGAATGCTAATTTATGTATCGCAACTGCAGCGCATGGGTTAGGAAATGGGATTAAATCATTATACTTTGTCACTACTACAAGGGTTTACCGTGCCGCGGTAACAAACATAACATCAGCAAGCACAACATGGCAATCTGACGTTATAGCTGAAATACCTCCAGGTGGCACGTCTACTTACGCAGTTACAGGTGCGATAAACACAATTGAATATATGCCATCTGTCGATGCATTTATTGTAGGAACAACTCACGCAACTTCTGCAACATCATATATCACACAGTATGTTGCTTCTGGCGCACAATTCCAAAAGAATTTCGGTCGAGACTATAAGTACCTTGAGCAATCGCTAAAAGATAGTGATGCGCCAACCATATTCTCTAATCAGCTTACAGCATTCAGCTATACCGATGCAGGGGGTAACCGTATATTTGCAGTCAAGCAGGGGACTATCATATCGACAAATCATATTTATGTAATGGCATTCGGTGCAGATTGGGATTACGCAGTAAACTCTCACGGCAGACTTATATCCCCAGAGATAACTACCCCAAATGCAGCAAAGTACTACAGAGTATTCATAAATAATGTGAGATACATAGGTGACACACAGCTAGGTAAGCCTACTGAGCCGTTTCGTGTCTATGCCCGTACTGCCAACATAACAACAGATGAAACGAGTGGCTGGACGCTCATAGATGAAACAAATGACCTATCAGGTTTTGCCGGTGCTCCCTCTATTCAGTTCGCCATCGAGTTTAGAACAATAGGCGAGAGCTGCCTGCCATCACGTGTACTCGGTATAAATCTGAGCTATGAGGATAACACCACTGACAGTCATTATGCGGTATCTGTTGCAAAATCTGACCTCGCCAATAAGCGGTTTGCGTTCTGGTTTAAGACAGCTTTCGGTTCAACAGTACCTACCATACAAATTGCCCTCTATGACGCAGATACAGGTGGCGTACTCCTAACTGATGACAGTGCAACACCTACTGGTGGGACATGGGAAAAGACAACAGACGGTACAAGCTGGAGCACCTATAACACAACTGACAGGGCGAACGCCACCACATGGATACGCTACACACCTACGTCACTGGCAGACAATATTAAAGTTCAAGCATACCTAACACAGGCCTAACATGGCACTGACAGATATACTTGCACCAAGCGGCGAAAGTGGCGAGAGTCTCGTCAATAGACAAGACATAGGCTTGCCAACTGAGATAATCTCAGCGCTCTACAACGAGTTCACTCTGCCTGCTGGTGCAGGAGCTGGTGCAGTATTCCCTGATGAGGGTGATGTTGACCTTGGCATAGTCTATGGATCGACCGGTACGGATATGACAGGCACATTAGTACAGCCAGCTGAGAGTGATGTCATGACCGGTATATCGTATGGCGCGAATGGCACGGAGTTTGAAGGAACGGCTACTGGTGGTGGCGGGTTTATATCAATAATAAATGAGTAGCGGCTAAAGGCTACTGGTACCCCCTACTTGCTATAATAATAGGTAGAAGTACACAGATGCTTGTATATAAGCGCGTAAGGCTTCGCACTTAATAAGTAAAGGTAAAATATGGCAAAAAAGTTCTGGTCATTCCGCGACATCGTGGAAACCAATAAGAAAGAGCTTGTCATTGAAGGGCCAATCTCTGAAGAGTCATGGTGGGGCGATGAAGCAACACCTAGCCAATTACGGCAAGAACTCGCAGAGTTTAACGGAAACGAATTGACCGTATCACTCAATAGTGGCGGTGGAGACGTTTTTGCTGGCCTTGCAATGTACAATGCACTGAGAGAACTAGATGCACAAGTTACCATTCGTGTTGACGGCTTAGCAGCCTCAATTGCGTCTATAATTGCAATGGCTGGCGACAAGGTGATTATGTCACCTGGAAGCATGATGATGATTCATCGTCCTTCTGTATTTGCTGGTGGCAATGTGGACGACCTAGATAAAGCCAAAGAAGTATTGCTCAAAATAGAGGAATCAATAACTCCGATCTATGCCGAGCGCAGTGGCTTATCTATAGAAAGAATTGCAGAACTGTTAGAAGCTGAAACATGGATGACAGCCGATGAAGCGGTTGACTTAGGATTTGCTGACGAAGCTATCCACAAGTCAGATGCCAAGGCATCAGTCAAGAATGCCCTAAAGGCAGACTTCGCATTTAGCATGAAAGCTACAGAGGCAAGCCTGAAAAGTCTTGTTGAAATGGTTACTGCTAGTGAAGAGAAAGAGGTTGAAGATGTGGTTGAACCTACTGAAACCGAAGCAACTGTTCCCGCTGCGCCCGCAGATGTTACAGAAGCCAAGACAGAAGAACCAATCAAAACCAAAACCGAAGCCGAAGAAATAGTTGAAACTCCGGACAAGGAAACTAATAAATCAACTAACAAGGAAATTACAATGGAAACAACCGTTGAACTCGCAAAAGCACAGGTTATCGAACCTGCTGCACAGGCTCCTGTCACGCCTAAAGTTGACATGAAGAGCTACCTAAAGACTCCTGCCTCAATGGAAGCGTTTGCACGCATTCTTGAAGACCAGGCTGGCAAGACATCAGAAGATGTTAAAGCAGCATGGAAAGAGCACTTGGAAGTAACGATGGGTGTTACAAACCCTGAAATCTTTTTGCCTGATGCCCTCATCACCGAGATTGAGGACGCATTCAAGGCTGGTGGTGAAATCTGGAATCGTGTTGCTAAGACTGGCGTTGAAGTATTTAAGGCTGCTTGGGATATTGAATCAGATGTCGATAGCGAAGATGGTCGTGGTCGTGGTTACAACCGTGCTGATGCTGAAGACAAAGCTGAGCAAGTTCTTGAGTTTGCAGAGCGTGTTATTCGTCCTCAGTTCATCTACAAGTACATCCAATTGAACAAAGAAGATGTCAAGACACAGCGCGGAACTGGCGCATTGGTACGTTACGTACTAACTGAGCTTCCTCGCCGTATCGTCCGTGAAATCGAGCGAGCAATCGTTATCGGTGACGGCCGTCTTGCTGGTGATGACTACAAGATTACTTCATTCACATCTGTCAAAGCTGACGCAACGGCTAACAACGTGTTTGCAAGCACCTATGTCGCTGTTGACCCAACTGAGACCCGCTACGCTAGCTTATTGCAAGCCCGCGACCTCGTTGAAGCTGATGGTGAAATGGTACTCGTTTCAAAGAAGGGTTACTTGACGCAATTGCTTCTTGAGCAGAGCATAAATGGTGGCTTCCTGTTTGCACCTGGTACTGACCTTGGCCGTGTCCTTGGCTTTGCAGCCGTCATTGAGCCTGATTGGATGGCTTCTGATGTAGACAATGATGCTTACATCGTAACGTTTGCAAACTACAAGACTGTTGGTGACAACTCTATTGAGGCATTCACGAACTTCCGCCTTGAAGTAAACAAGCAACAGTATCTACAGGAAATCTGGGCTGGTGGAGCATTGACTGCTCGCAAATCAGCTGTAGCACTTCCAGTAGCAACATCGTAAGTTAGGAAAGGGGTTTAACTGATATGGACACAACACAAATTGCAAAGCTATTAGGGCGACCCCTAACCTCTAACGAGACTGCGAACTTTGATCTGTACATTGATATAGCCGAAGAAGCCCTAGAGGGGCTGATATGCTCTCCTATAACAGATATAGAAGAGGCACGGACATTTGACATCAGGGAGGGATACAGTACGGCATTCCTCGACATCTTCAGAAGCGTGAGTGAAGTAATGATTGACGGGGAGATTATCGATTCGTCAGACTACTCACTACGCCAATGGGATAAGAGAAGTGCCAGTTGGTATAACTCTCTGGTGTTTGATGACCGCTTCAAGAGCTATCAAGGTGAAGTAACCGTTACGGCAGAATGGGGTTTTGCTGAACCAGAAGAAGGCCAGCCAAGCAATATACCTATCGGGTTACAAATGATACTTGCTGGATTGTTTGCTCAGGTATCTAAAGTCAATAGAACAGACTCTAGCATCGCAAGTAAGCAAGTAGAGGACTTTAGAATTACGTTTAACGTAAATAACGACCTCGATGCTGAGTTCCTGAATAAGTATGGTAGCTTTGTTGCCAAGTATTCAACCTGTGGTGTTGGCTACTTGAGGCATGAGAGAAAGCACTATGGACATTGAAATCTTTGATGTGTTCGACCTATCTGACTACACGTTTCTGCAGATTAGCAGAGGTGGTGTAACTGGGAACGTCATCTCAGATTCAATAGCAGCAACAGGTGTTTTCAAACTCCGTAGCCAGATGGTACGAGGTGAGAACGCTGAGACAAAGGAAAGCAACGCAACTTTACATATTCGACCAGATGAATCGTTTTTAGCCACGAATGACAATAACCTTGTTGGACACGGTGTGACGGTTCAGGGTAAGGACTACGAGATTGTAGGACAAACTGGCGGCCAGAACTACCACAACGGCGTATTAGAGCACTACACAGCCACATTACAAGAGTCTGACTTTTCAGACCTCGGAGGCTCAAGCTAATGCCGGTAAAAGTAACGATGAAGCCAGCCTGGTCGCAGCAAATTGAGTCAGGCATGAAACGAGCAGTTTTAGAGATGGCACTGGACATTCACAAGCGAGCTACAATTATTGCGCCAATTGAAACAGGCGCATTAAAGAATAGCGGAATTGTTGAACCAGTCACAGACGGCTACAAGATACAATTCGGATCAAGCCGGGTACCATATGCAAGGCGTCGGCACTTTGAAAACAAGAAGAACCCTCAGACACTTGGTTACTTAGCAAAAGCTGGTGACGCAGTTGCCAGAGGAGATAAGAGTAAATACTTCCGAGGTAAAGTCTGATGGTAACACTTCACATTCTACAGCTACTAGAAGATAACGGATTCGGTACAATAGATACCGACCTATTCTATGAGGATGCACCACTAGACAATTCAGGCGTGCCAAAACAAGGCGTGTGGATTGTAACAAGAGGTAGCGAAGTAAACCGCCTCAATGTTGGCAACCAGAACTTCGATATTTACTCTCGTTACACAAACAAACTAACAGGTGCGGTGAAGTTAGAAAACATACTGACTTTTTTGAAGGAAGCGTACGACGATGTGTGTACACTTCCAACAGTCGCACCATATTCCCTAACAGAATACTACGATGTCATCATTGAGCCTACGTCCGGAGTCGAGAACGCAGGTACAGACGAACAGGACAAAGTAGTACGAGTTATTTCAGGCAACGTAAAATATAAGATAATGGAGAACTAATATGGACATAGGTTCAAAATCAGGCAAAGTAGATGTTACGATCTACCGCGCAGGCTCAGGCGGTGTACGAATTCCTGCTGCTATGCTTGCCGATAGTGTTGAAGTAACTGGCGATGAGGGTACGGTTTCAAACCCAACCTTTGCCGGCACATTTACAAAACCAAGTGAAACATATGACGAGCCACAGGTAAGCTTCACAATGGTGTTGACCGCAAAAGCACTACGAGAGGTATACCCAGAGCTTTCAACAAACTCGACAGACCGCCCAACAGTGGCAGGTCAAACGGTATTCGGTGGCAACACATGTACTGTTCGTGAATCTGCAAAGGTTGTTGTTCACTGGTCGTGTGATGCAAACTCAGACGAAGATTGGTACTTCCCGAATGTACTGCTTTCTCAGAACTTTAGCGCAACGTTTACCCCAGGTGAAGTCTTGACTATCCCTGTGGTCGGACACATACAACCAGATGTTACTACTGGCGAATTAGTAATTGTCGGCACAGGTGACCTCACGGAGCCAACGCTCTTTGATGAGGCTACCGGTACATACGAGCCAATTACGAGCTAGTGGTATAATAAACATATAAATAAGGAGCTAGAATGGCTGAACCTCTAAAAATCTCGACCAGTAAATATACAAAGCAAGGGCAAGTAGACGTTGACGGAAATATCTGGAACGTTGTACTACCTGGTGCTGGAACAGAACTGAGGTTCAGCCAAGCTTCGCGAGCTTGCAAACTATACCAAGCACGTATTGAGCTGCTAGACAAAAAGATAGATGCAGGCACAATTACAGAGTTAGAGCTTGATAATTACGAGCTTTACTCACAGAAGTACGAAGAGAGTGAAGCCATCATATACAACGTATTCAAAAAGACGTTTAGTGACGGTACAAAAGACAATGCAAGCGTGACAAAGTGGATTGATGAAACGCCAACCGCTATCATTATGCTCGCGTTTGAGGATGTGAAAGGCCAGGCAAATGGAGAAGAAACCCCAGCCGAAGAAGCCGCAAGTCAAGAATCTGCTTGATGAGATAAGCCCCGAAGACATTGCAAAGATTGAGGCATACCAGGCAGAAACAGATGGCGCATTCCCCGTTGACAATGAATGGATGGTGCTAGCCGAATGGTTACGCATTGCTGGCTACCAAGCATACCTAGACGCCAAGAACGATGCTGTAGACAATAACGGCAACCCTATTGTCACATTAGGAGAAATACTGACACTCATAGAGGCTAGCCGCAAAATAGAGTATGTCGCACAATGCAGGCAGGCAGAAGCTTCATTTATCGGCGCAGTATCTGCACAAACAAAGAAACCACAAAGTACATTCAACTCGCTCATAAAAAACATCGTTAAAAAGACGAAGGTTCACGAATAATGGCAACAACTACTATAGGTACAATTCAGCTAATAGCCTCCATAGACACCTCGAAATATAAGCAGGGTGCTAAAGAAATTGAAAAGGCGAACTCAAACATCGAGAGTTCGACTGATAGTACCGAGCGAAAGTCGAATAAGTCTTTTTCACGTATTGCAAAGATTGGCCTTGCTGCCGTAGCAACCGCTGCTGTTGCTGCTGGCGCTGCAATTGTGAGCAACCTTGGCAATGCTGTGCGCCGTGTTGACACACTTAATAACTTCCCAAAGGTTATGGCAAATCTTGGCTACGGTGCTGACGAGGCGAATAAGTCGATTGATGCACTCGATAAGGGTGTCCGTGGCCTTCCAACGTCATTAAATGAAATTGCATCTGCGCTTCAAAACATTGCGCCTGGCGCTGACTCTCTTGATGAAGCAACAAAGCTTACACTGGCACTAAATAATGCGCTTGTCGCTGGTGGTAAAGATGCCGGATTGCAAGCTAGTGCAATGGAACAGTTTAGCCAAGCGGTTGCAAAAGGTAGACCAGATATGATGGAGTGGCGCTCAATCGCTGCTGCAATGCCAGGACAACTCAAGCAGATTTCTAATAGTCTTGGTTTTGATAACTGGCAAGAAATGGCGCAAGCTGTTACTGATGGCAAGCTGGCATTCAAAGACGTGCAAAAAGCAATTATAAACTTGAACGAAAAGGGACTTGGCAAGCTCCCCTCGTTTGCAAACCAGGCGCGTAATGCCACAGATGGGCTTGCAACAGGCTGGAAGAACATGCAGACTGCTATTACAAGAGGACTCGGCAACATTATACAAGCAGTCGGTAGTAAAAACATTTCTACTTCGATTGCAAATATAGGCAAGGTATTTGAAAACGCAACAAAGTATGCAATCAAGTTCGGCGAAGGCGCTGTAACAATCAGCCGTCAAATCGGCGATTACTTATCACCTAAGTTCACTGCCCTATGGCGAAACATCAGCGAAGAACTGATGCCGGTGCTCAAAGACTTGTGGAAGAATGTTATAGAGCCACTTATACCAGTCATCGGGGTAACGCTTGTTGCCGCAATCGGCTTTGCTGTGGACGCATTAAATGTAATCGTTGAAGCATTTGGCTGGGTTATTCAGGCAATACAAGATGGTAACCCAATCATACTTGGGCTTATCGGCGCATTCGGTGCGCTTGCACTTGCTATGGCATTAAACTCAGCATTTAGAGCACTTACAATAGGCTTTAACCTACTGACGACAACGACAATACCAAAAGCTATCGCAAAGATAGCAGTATTCCGAGGACTTGTTGCATCACCAATGGTCATGGGGGCAATTGGGATTGGTGCAGCAATAGCAGCGATTGCGCTTGTCAAGGCAAAACTTGATGAGTATACGGCAGCAATGGAAAAGACATTTGATGAAACTAAACGAGCTGCAGAGTCTCAAAGCGCTGCAGTTGTACAGTTGCGTAACCTTGCCAGGAGTGGAGACTCAGCTACTCGCCAACGTGCACTTGATGCATTAGGCAGACTTGGCTATGCTGACGGCGGATTTACCGGCATTGGTGCCACGAACGAAATTGCCGGTGTAGTCCACCGAGGCGAATACGTGATACCAAAAAGCCAGGTTGACCAATCTACTGGTACTCCAAAGGCTATGGGTGACACGTTTAGCATCACAGTCAATGCCTCGGCAAATATGATACGCAGTGAAGCTGACAAGAGACAATTTGCTACAATGATAGTAGATGCATTTAACCAAACACGAACTGCGAAAGGGCTACCGGCACTAGGATGATAGAGCTTTCACTCATTGATACAGTACCAACAACAGCAACCTTGCAATTGCCTAACCCGCCATTGTCCGTTGCAGACAGCAACAAGGATGTTCGAGTCAATACATTGGATAATTCACTCCATGTCTACATTGTTCCTAATGCAGACAAGCGCATATGGGTACAAACCTGGGCTTCTATGGAAATAGCTGACTATCTTATCATTCGAGGCTTTAGAGACCGCCAGAGGACGCTCAATGCGTTCCCTACGCTGTCTATAACAGGACTTACGTCTGGTGACATCACTGATGTGCCTGTTTTCATTGATATGGCAGAAAAAAATATAGTCTCAAACTGCGAGAGGGTAGAAAACGTTACTGTAAAGTTTACGGAGGGCTAACATGCAGTCTGTTGATGCGTCATTCCACACACTAGCCCAAGGTGATGTCATCCCGCTTTCATGGGGCAATCGAATGTCATTTGACAAAGCATTTGATGACACAATAACTTTTGGCATATATGATGTGTCTACCTATGATGGTGGTGATTTATTTTCTCCTGTTGAAGATGACCCGATAAATTTCTGGGATTATTATGCATATACAGATTACTCGAATAGGATTGTTGGTATGGAGTGGAGTAGAGAGATAGAGTTCCCATACTCTGTTTCGGCCGCACTTGCCGACTTCACCATGAATAATACAGATGACTTCTTTACGCCCGGTTCAGGGTCGGCCATAGACGGATATATATTGCCAAAACGCCCTGTTCGACTATTAGCAGGCTATGGGAGCCAAAACTTGCAGCAGTTCGTAGGTTTGACTGAAAAAGCCCCGACATTGGATGATACAAACAAAACAGCGTCATTTCATGCAACTGACTTTTTGACTGAGATATTTGCACAATCATTGACCCAGGTTATAGCGATGGAAAATGCTAGAACTGACGAAGTTTTAGCTGCTATTTTCGACCAGTTTGGCATAGACCCTTCGGCTTATGTAATGGACAAAGGCCGCAACGTTATACCTTTTGTATTCTTTGATACCGAGAAAAATGCAGGAAATGCTATCCGAGAGATTATGCAGGCTGAGGGCGGCCACCTATGGATTGATGAGCAGGGTGTAATCCGGTTCGAGACTCGTTTACCGGCTGTCGATACGCCTGTTATGGTACTTGATGACTCAAATGTGATTGACTTGGTACAATCTGGGGATACAGGGATAATTAACTACATCAAGATTCGTTCTACTGTTCGCAAGGTTGCAGATTATCAGGTTATATTCTCCAATGCTCGGCAAGGTGACGAGCCAATTGTTACAAGTACCGGGTTTATTATCCCGGCTAATTCGTCACGGATATACCAGGCAGATTTAACCGACCCTTGCCTCACAATAGATGAACCAGCACTCGGAGTCGCAACTGGAGAATCATGGTTTACAGCTATAGATGCAGATGGCAATTCAGTTACTTCAGACATATCTGTAACTGGGAGTACTCACAATACAAATCAGTACATTATATTCATAGACAACGATAATGCATTCCCAATCGAGATTGACCAGATGGAGCTATGGGGCGAACCTGCAAGGGTTGTGAATGTTATAAACTATGTAGCTAAAGACCAAGCCTCTATAGATAAGTACGAGAAACAAGCGCTAGGTGGTGACGAAGGTATTGCAAACGACTTCTTTGGCAGTGAAGATAACTGTGAGTCTTTTGCATTGACTATTATCGATGCATACAGCGAATTCAACCCAACAATTGAAGCAAGTATTGTTGGAGACTACTCTCTGCAACTCGGTGATGTCGTGCAGCTTGAGGCAAGAGGTAACGATGCAGAGTACAGGATCACTTCAATAAGTGCCGATATGTACCCGTATCAATATAAGATTAAAGCAAGGCGCTATAACCCACGTTCATGGGCTCGGTACGATGTGACTGTATATGATGACCCTATAGATGTAATAGCACCATAAGGATGATATATGGCATTTGAAAGCACAACAAGTTACAGCGGGCAAAATATTATATCTACCATAGATGGACAGATTAGAATCGAAGAAGGTCGCGGCAGAATGGTTATTTATGATAACGCATCTCTAGTAGAACTTGTGACTATAGACCGCACTGGCTTCTTGTTCTCTGATGGTACCAACAGAAGGATAAAACTTGGTAGCTTTGCATTGAAGGTTGGATTGTGGATTTCTAAAGATGGTGAAGACGTCATAGATTTGTTGGAGGCATAGTGTCAGATTTTTTAATAAATACTGACTATACTTTCGACAAGATACTTGGGTGGTGGAGTGGTAGCTTCACTGCATCTGCCAGGTATGCGTTGTTTGACCCAAGAGCTAGCCAATCATCATTTGCACATGAAGCAGGAAGTTACGGCCTTATAGTTGGTGCATGGTCGACAAACAATATTGACTGGTTGCCGTTTGGTGTTGTACCGGCAGACACATCAGGGAGCCAACCAAACTTCCAATATATTGAATGTTCAGCCTACTGCACTGATTCAAACATTGTCGTTATGGCAACGAATTGGACAACATCAGCATTTACTATTTACTATGCTTTGCAGTTATTAGCAGTGGAATGATATGGCAGATAAAGATTTCATAATCAATACAGAGTTGAATTATCAGAAAATACTGCATAATGGCTCATACTCTCAATCTGTTCCTAGCTACCCATCAGACCCTGGTTCGTTTACATATACTCATGGGCTAGGATATATACCATCTGCTAGGGTATGGGTAGAGAGTAGCAGTGGAAAATGGTTCCCGGCATCAAACATACAGTTGCTCGATCACTCTACAGGCGCTTCACCTTATACTGCTACATATTATTTGACTTCAACAACTTTAGTAGTAGTTTTTGACAATTCATCAGGTGCAACAGCTACTGTAAACTTTAGGGTAAGGGTATATATAGATGACTAGTTTTGCAAGTGTTCAGAATATGATACTGACAACAGATGCAGACGCTAATAAAAATGTGTCGTCTGCAACATACACTTCTACGGCTGCTTCTGCTAGCATCCCAGTGATGTCTTATGCTTTGAGGAAATTTACTATACCGCTAAATAAAAGTACTCGATTTTACCAATTGTATATAAATTATAGTCTTACGCCTGGCAAATGGTACGCGTTCCCAGTAGTAGATACATTTTACGGTACACCACCTACAAGTTACCTACAGTTGGCAACTAATGCTACTCAGAGTGGAGAAAACCTAGTGGTAAATGTGTACCTAATAAATGCCGGATCGGCGACTCTCGCTGTTTCTGCGTTTGATGTTAGCATTACACGCAGGGATTTTGTAGACGGCGCTTAGCTCTTATAAAGCCATTCGCCAGTTGTGCCCATACCCTCAAATACACGGTAAGTCTTACCATCTGCTCCAATATAGGACTTTATACGTTGCGTTCCGCATAAAAAGTCATGCCGAGTAGGAGCAAGCGCCTTTATTGTTTTCTCTCTATTCTGCTCTGTAAATGCTATTGGGTACATTTCAATTATTAAATCAAGACAAGCTTTTGAATTTTCCCAGGAGAAATCAAGATACATGTCAGCATATTCTTGCACAGAAAGAATTGTTTGCGGCACAATAACTTCTACTTCAGGTGTAACTGGCACCTCAGTCTCTGTAGAAATATCATCTGTATCTATTACTGTAGCTTTTTGTGGCACATCTTGTTCAGGTACTGGCTGTTGCTCTACAACAGCTATAGCTGGCGATACTTCTGTATTTGCACCGTTACTGCTTTGAAAAATACTTGAGAGTAATACTCCAGCTCCAGCTAGCGCAATTATCGACGGTATGACTATGACTTTTCTCGTAATGGTTTTCTTCATACTATAAAATATAGCACACTGTTATGTAGAAGTCAATACCCCCATCTTTGCTATAATAAGAGTATGAAGATAATCGAACTAAATCGACCTGCTTTACATCAGGCGAAATCACTTAGGCAAGTAAACGTGACGCCATATGTACAGGGGCAAATGTACATGTCACCTAGCAGAATTGTTAGCAAAGCAACAGTTGAAAGCCCAGCATATAGAATAGTTAAACCGTATGAAGTCGATGGCACACCATTTGCGCTTAGTATGCTCATAACTAACAGCAATGTTGGCAAAGCTGAAAAGTGGCTCGATAAAATGGCAGAAACAGTAACTAAAAAACAACTAGACAACTCAAGGGCACAAGTCTTTGTCTATTTAGATGAAAGGTATAAACCGTAATGGCAACCGGATCAGGCAATCTTCCATATGACGGGCAAGCTGTTAGCCCATTTGACACGATAACAGCAGCATTTACAAACGAAACGATTGCGAATATTGAGGCCGTTGCATCTGGCACAGGACTCGGTGATGGCGCAGTGGAGACGGCGAAGATTAAAGACCTAAACGTCACTACAGCCAAACTAGCTGATGGGGCTGTAACGCCAGACAAACTAGGTGATAGTGGGTGGCTAACAGCAACGATTGGGGCAAATTATACAGGTAGCGATGGGAGATACCGCAAAATCTGTACAACTGTTTATCTAAAAGGACAGCTATTAAGGACAAGTGGTAATGTCACGGTGTCAGAAACACTTATGACGCTTCCCGTAGGCTATAGACCAACTCAGCAAATGATTTTCATTGGCGCAGGTGTGGGAGCTTCTATTGCAAAAATCATTGTGAATACTGATGGAAGCGTAGTAGTAGGGGCTTCTCCGACGGTTGCTACAACGTATCTATTTGTAGACTTAATATCATTCCAAGTGGACTAACCCATGACTAACCCTCAAATACAAAAAGAGAAGGAAGTTAGCTCAGTAATATCCTATAGAGTTGGCGAGCTTGAGAAAAAAGTCGAAGTATTGACGACGACTATTCAACATGGGCAAGACAAACTAGAGAAGAAACTGACCGACCTCATGCTGCACTTTGCTACTGTCGAGCAGCTGAGTGATGTAAAGGTAGCTGCCCACGAAGAACATGAGCGCATTTGGAAGAAGATAAACGATGTTGAAAAGAAAGTTGACACGATGCAAGTTGGTGTCAATGACATCGGCAAGAACAATGTGACCTTGAGCCTTGTACAGAAGATAGTGTTTGGCGCGGCAACTATAGCCCTCGTAGCGATTGCTACAAGCATGATAAATAAAGCGATTATGTAAGGAGAAAGTATGAGCTGGAAAGTATTACGTTCTGTCGATACAACAGTAGTTGGTCGAGCTGGTTGGTGTCTGGTGTATGCTCGTAGCATGTTTCGGGTTGGGGCAAAGTACCCATCTGCACAGACCGCTTACGTTGCAACGAAGCACAAACACCCCGCATCTGAAAAGCTGCCGACTGTGCCTGTACCTGTGTGGTTCTCTTGGGGCGTTTTCGGACACGTTGCTGTTTGGGTACCGAACAAGGGCGTGTATAGCTCGCCTATCTCTGGAACTGGACGGCTGATTGCTAAGTCTCCGCAAGACCTTGTTGCTATTTATAAGCGGTATCGCTTCGGGCTGACGTACAAAGGCTGGAGCGAGGACATAAACGGCGTACGTGTTGCTCAGTATATTGCACCGCCAAAGCCAGTCGTGAAGCCTGTGACCACCTACACGGTCAAGTCAGGCGATAACCTTACCAAGATTGCGAAAGCTTACAAAACAACGATTGCAAAACTCGTCTCGCTGAACAAGGCGAAATACCCATCACTTGTCAAAAACCAAAACGCGATACAAATAGGCTGGAAACTAACGGTTAGATAAAAGGAGCTGGCAATGAAAGTAAAACTATCATATAAAGTTCGCGCAGGGCTATACATATTCACCGGCTTAGGCTCTCCGGTTATGGGCTATCTATTGGCCGCTGGAATAATTGGGCAGCTTGAAATGGTTTTGTGGATGGCAGAAGTATCATTTGTTGCCGGATTGGCAGCTTTCAATGTAACGCCGGACGCAGAGTAACTATATGAGGTTCAACCAGTACCCTACAGATAGCAGGGGGCTGGTTGTCCCCTCTAGCGAATTTTTTACACCCTATACTCATAGACCGAACAGAATAAACAATCACCACATGTGGTTTACCGCTAGAACAATGTCACGCTTTCTTATCACCCAAACACTCAGAGACTTGGACGCATATCAGGAACAGATACCCGTAACAACACACGACTGGGTACATAGTGAGTATGAGCCACCACGCATACCAGTTATGAGCGTCCTCATGGATAGACTCGATGAGGCACACGAAACAGGCGAGCAACTCCGCAAAGGCTCAGCACATCACCCACTCTATGAGCCATTCACAGATGAGCGGTGGACATTTATAAATAAAGAGTACAGCCAACTAAGGGGGCAAGTCGCATGAATTATAACCAACAGCCTGGTGATAGAGTATTTAGGCTCAAGACAAACAGCAAAACCTTTAGCTGCCACAGGAATAACACCTATTTGTATGAGTTTACACGGCAGTCTATTGG